TGCAACCCCGCAAGCTGCGCGCTTTAGGCGCTTGCGGTGAGCCCTTGATGGGCTCTTGCAGAAGAGCATATCATGCCAGTCAAGTTTCCACAGGTAATCGGCGTGGCGTAAGCGTAATTTAACCTTTTGTACCAAAGTTATCCACAGGTGTGCATAACTACTTGTCTGTCGAATAGAACCCTGAACCTTTGAAGATAACACTCGGAACACTTGAATACACCTTTCGCATGGACTCCCCGCAGAACGGGCAATCGAGGTCATGGGGCTCAGCTATAGCAAACTCTTGATCGTATCTGCTATTGCTGGCGCATTTATCATTGTTGCACTCGAATTCATAAATCGGCATCAGATACCTTGCATGTGCGACATTGCACTCCTACTAACTTCCACGATCCGCATTGTGCACATCGTTCAGGCTCTAATTGTACCGAATCCTGCTGGATATCTCCGTAACCTGCATCTAGCAATAGTTGAACCAAGTCACCAAACCGCATGAAAGCAAGATACTCAGAAGCATCTTCACCCTGTCCATTCATACGACACACCACGATAGGCAACTCATTGGAAACTGCTGCTCTCTTGGCGGCTTGGCGCAACCATGCTAAGGGCTGGAAGTCTGTTCTAGCTTTTACCTCAATGTCGAACGGAACATTCTGGCAATCTTTTCCAGCACCTCGACCAACGCTCGCGCTTCTCCACCATTGCGAGAGATAGGCTGCAACAACTCGCTCAGTACGAAAGCCTCGGTCTTTTCTGTGTCTTGTCATAAGTGAAGTGTGTTCTCACAAGCACTACATAACCAGACCACTAATCCATCATCTCTAAGCCACTCATTGCATAAGCAATCTGCATCGCATATTGAGCAGTTGGTATAGCCCCAAGATGATTGAAAGTTGTATTGATGTCTCATGCCTTACCTGCTGAATTGATTGTGTGGCACTCTTCGCAAGTCCACTCATGCAGCAAGTATCTGGTGCGTATCTGTGATCTAGTTGGGAACTTGTTACATAACTGGCATATCAGCTTGTAACCCAGTTCCTCGAGCAGTTCAGCATTAGCCCTAAGATTGGCTCTCTGCTCTTCATTAGGGAATTCTTCCCATTCACCATCTTGGTTTAAGAACTGTATGTATCCCATCAGCGTTTCACCTGTGGCTTCCATTGTCCGGTTTCTTTATCAATCTCGTACCAGATAGGCTCGCAGCGTTCTGCATCTCCTAAAATTTGAGCCATGCACTTCCACATGCCCCACGGTTTATTGCCTGACTTAGAAGTTCCGGTCTTCCAGACACGAGCACCATGAATACAGCTCTCGTCTATCGGAGTGCCACCAAGGACAGCCTTCACCGTCTCTACAGCTTGCTCCATTGTTGTCACCGGTGCAGCAGTCTGGATTGTCCACGGATCACTCGCTTTCTCTACTGGCACATACTCTTTAGAAGTGTCTGCCATCTTAGCCTTTACTTCTGCAACCTGATTAGCTACTTGGACACCTTTTGCAACCTTTTGCATCTCTTCACGGCTTGGGCGCTTTCCCTTTGTCGCATAGCCAGCCGAAGCGAGAGCGCGACCAATCGCAGACGTTTCACAATTTTCAAGAGCCGAAGTAGCATTGACTCCACGACCTTGTACCGTCTCTTCTGCGAGCCCAGTACTCCAAGGGTGTTGATCAACCTCAGTTCTGTATATGTAAGCTTGTACGATAAAACGTGAAGCAGTTGCTTCGACCAGCGTTGTGCTAATGCGCCCATCTGGGTGCTCCTTCCAGAACTTAATAAGTCTTTCCTCGACTGTCTCGTAATCATCAAGATTAAACATAGAGATCGTTCTCCTCTGTATGTAATTGACCGGCTATTGCAACATACGCTGCGAGGTCGATGTAAGTGTCTGGCTTAGCAGTTTCCATTGACCTTGCGACTTTGACCAATGCCATACACATCGCCACTTGATAATCTGTAATTGGCATCTCAAGGTATGAGCTCCAGAGTGCGGCGGTTCTTTGCATATTATCCGATGGGTGACCGTAATCAAGTCCTCGGTCTTGGATAGTAGCTCTCGCTTCGTTGAGGTAATCACGGGCGTTCATCGATTAACCTGATGCTGAGTCTGAGCTTTAATAAGTCGGCGAGCATTTATCTTGCCTTGAATTTTGCCATGTTCATGCCCCTTGGCGTATCCAATTAAGAAACCCGGAAGTGCGCCAATTAGCATCGATAGTAGAACTATGTGATCGTGATTGGTAATCATTATGCACCGACCTTTGCTGGTGCAAATTCTTGAAACCAGAGATAAAGATTGCTTTCTCTGTCAATTTCCCAAGTCCATAAACCTCCTTGAGCGGTAAGGTTTAGTTCTTTAGATGTGTAAAAAGCAGACTTGCGTGTGAACTTGTTGCCCTTAGCGTCTGTGTAGATGTTGTCCATTTTGAGCCCCTCTCGTAGTCCGTATCTCGGCTACAACAAGAACTTTACATCAGGCGTATGCGACAGCCACCTTTTTTAGATAACGAAATGATAACGATTTGCGACGGGTCTTCATCTTCAAAGTAGGGGATTGCTATCTCAGCGGCTGCGCCCATACCGCTTGCCATGGACTATGAAAGTGCCATCTTTCTCTATGTTGATCATGTCAATCTGCACTCCACGCTCATCTTCTGTCATGATTTGGAAGGCTTGCTGCCAGTTAGGAGCAGACACGTAATGCGCCCTTCTAATGTCCATTAGGTGTCCAGCATCAACTCCGCGGTGTACACGTCTTAAAACCCCCGCAGAAGCCTCAGAAAAGGCACTCTGACCGGCTCTATGCGTATGCCCACAGATAACATTTAAGCCCATCTTGCGGCTTAAGCCTAAGCTGGTGAGACCGGCGTTAGGGTTGAGTGCACCTTCGTCACCGTGAATGGCTATCCAGCCTTTAGCAATGGCGTATGGCTTGCGATGGTACTCAATGCCAATCTCCTCGAACTTCATAAACTTGTCGTACTTCAATTCAGGCAAAGCTAGAAAGGCAGGTATCTTGCGCATGATGACGTTGTACAAGCGATCTGTGTGATTGCTACGAGTCACATGGGCTTCCTTGGCATACTGGGTTAATGACCAAAGAACCTCAATAGCTTCATTGCGATCATCGTCTAGGGTTTGAGCGAACCAGCCCATTTTGTTCTCTTCCCAACGACTCACTTGAGGAAGGTCTAGCTCGTCACCAAGAATTACAACTGAGTCATGCTTAAACACTTTTAAGAAACGGACAATATTAAAGACGGTATGTGAATCGTGGTACGGGATTTGCAAGTCAGGTATTACGACTGTGCGCTTCATTAGTCCTCGTCATCGTCATCGTAGTCATTACCCGATATTTTTTCGATGGGTTTAACTGGCAGAATCCAGTCAGGATAAGACTCACGATCTAACAGAAGCCAGAACGCCATGTCAGTAGAGAAGCCAGCCTTGCGAAGACTGGTGTAGTAAACATGCAGAGCAATGCAATAAGCATCTAAAGCTGAGTATGTATCAAGGTCAATGACCTTCTTAGTTCTCGCCATGAGATAAGTGTTACTTACCTAACATCTCGATTATGGTATCGACACGCGTCTCTAGGCGATTGACTTGATCCTTAATACTAGAGCCGCCGTTGGGCTTAAGTTCTGTCAGGTAATGCTTAATCATAAACTGAGTGTAAGTTGCCACGCCGCCTAGGACTGTGATTACTCCTACAGCCCAAGCTGCGAGATCAACTGCGTTCATCGTTTAGGAGTTGCGTAACCGAATACGCCAGCCACGATTGAACCGAGGATAGAGCGATAGTCCAGAGCAAAGTTTGAGGTTGTACCCCAGACTGCTAGGAACGCTCCAAAAGAGACTATTGCTGGGTGCTTCATGTTCATAGTTTTCCCCCTAGTAACGGAATATCAAAGAAAGCACTCGAATCGTCTTTCTTAGTAAAGCTGCAATGGATATGAGTCCGGTGGCTATTAATCCCAGTATAAGTTCTCCAGCGCCAATTCCTTTTGCTTGATGCAATTTTGCCGTTGTAGATGATGTAAGACAATCTGCCATGAGACTTTGCATAGAGTCGAAGCTGATCTGCAAGGTCAGAGGCGAAGTCCGGCTTTGCCTTTCCAGATAAATCT